AGTGAAAAATCTTATAAAAGTAAGGCATGGTGGTGGAGTTTTTACGGAACTGTGGTTTTGATCATCGCGATTGCCGCAACTGTGACTATTGCTTTATTTGGCGGGGGTTTTATAGCAAATGAAGGAAAGGAAGTATCTTGGTCAATGTTGATGTTTATTTCGTTCAAGGGATTAATAGTACTTGGCGTACTCAGCCTCTGGGCTAAGCACGCATTTTCCGTCAGCAATTCCTATATTCATGAGGCGATTAAGCGGTCTGACAGGGCGCACGCGATCAACTTCGGCAAGCTCTACCTCGAAATCTATGGCAGCACTGTCGAACGTAAAGAGCTGCTTGATATTTTCGAGAATTGGAACATCGCGACAGAAAGTGCGTTTTCAAAAGCTACGCCGTCAGAATTCGATCCCAAGGCTTTCGAAAAATTTGTAGAGGTTGCAAAGATGCTGAACCCAGGCAAGTCAGATAAGGATTGATTCCAGCTAACACAACGTGGTAATGCTCGATCAAAATAAAGGTAATCTTAAAATGCGGTATTGATGGACACATCAAAATCAAACGTATAAATCCGACGTGTCTGGCGGCTTTCTGTGGTCCCCTAAAACGTGGGCAGACGGCGGCAGAAATCAGTTCTATGAATACATTCGCATGGTCGAACCATGTGATCTCATAAATTTTGTTCTGGGAATATGTTCATGCCTTTTTCTTTCCGGTATCTCTTTTTCATAGTGAATCTACCTCGTATATTTACTAAATTGATGAAGTTGCTAGGTGTTGTATTCGCAGTTTTCGGGCTAGTTCTTATTTTCTCCCCTTGGTTCGGGACGGTTATTACAAAAATAGTTCAAATAGACACGGAGGTTGTCGGGTTGCTCTGCGTTATGTTGTCTGTCGCTGCATATTCAATACTATATCTCCAATCAGAACACTATTATGTTAGCCATAAGCTGCCTAAGAGCGACAGTGAGCGCAATAAAGAATTTGATATACCTACAATCCTTAGAGGTAAGCCAAGTACTAAAGCTGTCACTGATGCTGAAGCAGACCTGCATTACTCTGATGACGCTTTCTTCAATAAAGTCGTAGACCGATGCGTGAGCGACATCAATGCTGAAATGAAAGAAAAGAATTCGAGTCGCCGTATGAGTGAATCATCTGAAAGAATGGTGTCGCGAATTATTAGTGAGATTAATGACCTTAGACTTAGAACAAATGTAAATCTTGTTATTGGCATGGTTATTACCTCCATTAGTGTTTACCTTCTGTGGTCAACTGTTTCTCTTGTTGATTCATCGACTTTGTTAAAAAGCATGGCACTTGACCATCAAACTAAAAACGATGAGTTCGTTAAGAGTCTATTGCTACCGATCGGGCCGAGAGCTTTGTTGATTATATTTATCGAATTAATTGCATTTTTCTTCTTGAAACTCTACAAGACTGGCCTGGATGAGATCAAATATTTCCAAAACGAGCTTACAAACCTAGAGTCGAAATTTATTGCGCTCGAAGTAGCAATAATGGAAAAAAATCCAACTGCTTTGAAGTCAGCAATTGATGTTTTATCGAAAACAGAACGCAATTTTATACTCACTAAAGGGCAGTCGACAGTTGAGCTTGAGCGCGCTAAGAATGAATCCGATTTTGCAAAAGAAATATTGAAATATATTCCGAAAATAGTTGGTGAAAAGACCAAGGCAAAATCGGAGTAGCACTGGGACATTAGATTTTTATTGTGTAGAAAGAGGTGAAGTGTTGGCAAAGGACTGGAGTAACTATCAAGAGGAGGCTGCAGAGTTTTTCCGTTCACTTGGCCTTGACGCGAGAACCAATGCCAAGGTTGAGGGGGCGAGAGGCTCACATGACGTTGACGTGCTAGTAGTATCAAATTTTGTTGGATTTGAACTGAAGTGGATTGTTGAATGTAAATATTGGAAGACCCGTGTTAGTAAATTGCACGTACTTGGGTTACGTACGATTGTGCAAGAGACCGGCGCGGATCGAGGCATTGTTTTGGCCGAAACAGGTTTTCAATCTGGAGCAATCGAGCTTGCAAAAATGACTAATGTGCATTTGACCTCTTTAGCAGCACTTAGGACAGAGACGAGCAGCGAAGTTTTTGGAATGCAGCTAACCGAATTGTACGATCGAGTAGAGGCATGCAGAATTATGTATGGTTCTATTTCCAAAAGAACGCGCATTGAGTACGGATTGCGTCCAGATACATTCGAAACTGGGTATTCTGGTAGGACTGTGATAACCACATTGCAAGAAGCATTGCGCAAAGGGTTTAGAGGTAGCTATCCGTTTTCAACAGAACGCTTATATTGGGATACAGAACATGCTGCACCTCGATTGTTGAACTCGCCGAAGGATTTAGTACAGTACATTGAGCCAATTCTTAAAGACCTTGAGACGCGCCTATCTCAATTCAAAGAAGTGATAGCTACCCTAGTTGAATAAGAAATACATGCTTGTTTAAATACAGGCATGAACAAAGATCAGTCAATTTCTCAACAGGATTCAACAGAAACCGCACAACTAGCTGTTAAACCGTCTGGCAACAAGAAGGGAGCCGATGGTTTAACGGATACCCAGCGTCTCTTCCTTACCGAGTATCTGAAGGACGGGAACGCAACAAAAGCAGCCATTCGCGCTGGTTATTCTGCCGACACTGCTGGTTCGCAAGGCTCGCGGCTGTTGAAAAATGAAAGAATTCAACAGGCAATTCAACAAGCTCAACAGGAAGTGCTGGAAGCTGTTAAGCATGAGACAGGCATTACCCTGGAGCGCACCTTGCGCGAAATAGCCAGGCTGGCCTTCTTCGATCCGCGCCAGTTGTTTGCTGCTGATGGCAATCCATTATCCATACAGGAACTTAGTGACGACACGGCTGCCGCAGTTGCCGGCCTGGACGTGACGGAGGAGTTTGCCGGCACTGGCAAGGACCGCACCTTTGTCGGCTACACCAAGAAGTACAAGCTGGCCGATAAGAAAGCTGCCCTGGATATGCTCATGAAGCATCTGGGCGGCTATGGTGAAGACAATGGCCAGCAAGGCAAAGCTGCTGCTGGCACCCTGGCTGGTTTGCTTCAATCCATGCGCGGCAGTGGCTTGAAGGTCGTCAAGAAAGTGGACCTCGCTGATGAGTGAAGCTGTCCCGCTTGATTTTGAGCCAGAGACAGAGGAAGAGCTGGCAAAGTGCCTGGCTGATCCGATGTGGCGCGTTTGCAGCGGCTATCTGTACAAGATCATGGTCAAGAGCGACGACGGCGACGGTTCGGTCGTGCCGTTCAAGCCGAACCGGTCACAGCGCCGGTTTATAGGCAGTCTCTGGTACCGCAACATTATCCTGAAGGCCAGGCAGTTGGGTTTTACGACGCTGGTGGCAATTCGTTGGCTTGACCACGCCTTATTCAATCCTGATCAGCGTTGCGGCATCATTGCACAGGACAGAGAAGCTGCTGAAGTCATCTTCAGGGACAAGGTAAAGCTGGCTTATGAGCGCTTGCCGGATGCTCTCAAAGAGGCCATGCCGCTTGCCAGGGATAGCGCCAGTGAATTGCTGTTTGCACACAATAACAGCTCCATCCGTGTGGCCACGTCCATGCGCTCGGGCACGATTCATCGCCTGCATGTCTCTGAATACGGGAAGATCTGCGCCAAATTTAAGGACAAAGCCAAAGAGATCATGACGGGCTCGCTGCCTGCGGTACCGCTGGACGGCATCACGATCATCGAATCCACCGCCGAGGGCCAAGAAGGCGACTTCTTTGATAAAACGCAGAAGTCCATGGCCAAGCATGAGCAGGGTAGTGATCTGAATGCCCGGGACTTCCGGTTTCACTTCTATCCATGGTGGCAAGAATCAGCGTACAGGATGCCAACGGCGTCAGTCATCATCACTGACAAGGACAAAGAGTACTTCGCAGAGATAGAAGGGCTGATGAAGTGCACGCTGGATGCCGCGCAGCGCAATTGGTATGTCGCTACCAGGGAGGCTGACTTTTCTGGCGATCCTGAGAAGATGTGGCAAGAGTATCCCAGCACGCCACAGGAAGCATTCAAGGTTAGTACAGAAGGTACATATTACGCTGTCCAACTGGCAGCCGCAAGAAAGTCAGGGCGCATCGGGCATGTCCCGTTCGTTGAAGGTGTGCCCGTCAACACATTCTGGGATATCGGCAATACGGATGGTACCGCGATCTGGCTGCATCAAAAGGTTGGGCTACAACATCGCTTCATTGGCTTCATAGAAGGCTGGGGCGAAGGTTATTCCTACTACATCAAGCAGCTTCAAGAGCTTGGTTATGTCTGGGGGACGCATTTCTTGCCTCACGATGCAGACCATAAGAGGCAGCAAGGCGAGACTGTTGAGGCACCAATCGACGTTCTGGAAAAGAGCCCCATCGGTGGCAAATGGGAGATCGTGCCCCGCGTTTCTGATATTCAGCACGGTATTAACGTCACGCGTGCTGCATTCAGCCAATGCTGGTTTGACGAAACCGCCTGCAAAGAGGGTATTGAGCACTTGGCTGGCTATAGAAAGACCTGGAACACGCGACAAGGCCGCTGGAATGCGATACCTGAGCACAACATTCATTCCGAAGGTGCGGACTCTTATCGTCAATTCGCCCAGGCATTTGAAATCCTCAATGTCACCCGCGCAAAATTACCAAAACGAAACCGTAACTGGAGAACAGCTTGAACCTTAATAAATCAATGATCGTGTCCGCCACTGGCCAGGCCATGTTTGGCATCGGCGGGCCCAAGACTCACAAGACAGCCGAATTCAAAGGCTACTGCGTATCGCTTGAATGGGATATGGCAGACGGCGAGCCAGTGATGCTTATCTGGTCGCCTCTTGGCGGGTTGGGTGCTGGCGTGTTCGGGATTTGTCTATCAAGCGCTGGCAAGTACGCCAATCCTGATGGACGCCCAACAGAAGAATGCTTCATGGAAGCTGCTGCAGCACTGCCCACGCTTGGCCGTGCGTTGATCCGTCTCGAAGTTTCGACCCTGGTTGACGTGATTATCCAGTTTCTCCCAGACTTGCTAACCATGCCACCAGCGTCCCGCGCCTCAAGATTAGAGGCAAAAGGCAAGGGGATTCTGGAGGTAACCCAGACCGATGTGAACGGTAAAGTGATAAGCGAGAGCCTACTGTGAGTGTTGTAACCGAAGAAAAGCCAGGTATAAATGCGTCCAAGGAAGAGAAGGCGCGTATCAAGCATGGCCGTCTGTTTAACTGGTTTGAGACCGAAATGCGAAGGCAGCAGGCTAACCGTTTCCAGATAGCGCTTGATGAAGACTACTACGACTCGATGCAGTGGCGTCCGGATGAAATTGCCGAACTCAAGGGCCGTGGCCAGCAGCCGACTGTCTACAATGAAATCAAGCCCACAGTAGACTGGCTGATAGGCGTTGAGCGACGCACCAGGGTAGATTTTGAGGTCATGGCGCGTGATGATGACGAAGGCGCAGACGAGGATGCCAAGTGCAAAACCAAGCTGCTGAAGTACATCGCTGATGTCAATCGGGTTGAATTCGAGCGCAGCGCGGCTGCTGACGATTGCTTTAAAGCCGGTTTGGGCTGGCTCGAAATCGGCATTTCCCCTGATCCAGAGGATGAGCCCATATACTCGCGCTATGAATCGTGGCGCAATATTCTGTATGACAGCCTGGGTTCTCGTCGTGATCTGGAGGATAGTCGCTATCTGTTCAGGTTCAGGACCATTGATCTTGATGTCGCGATTGCCTACTTCCCCGACAAAGAGCGGGAGTTACGCGCCTCTGCCGTGCACCAAGACCGGGAGCAGTTTCTTGAATACTTCAATGGCAAGCGGCTTGATGACACGAACGACTATGAGGGCACCACGGACAAGTACAACATGTACGACTATGCCGCATGGGAACATAACGACCGTGAGCGCGTCACGCTGATTGAAGCCTGGTACAAAGAGCCAACCAAAGAAACGACAGGCAAGGGAGCTTCAGCCATTGACCGCACGCGCATGCTGATGCAGTGCACGGTCATGACGGCGAAGTACATTATTCACGATAGCCCAAGCCCGTATAAGCACAATCGCTTTCCGTTCGTGCCGTATTGGTGCTATCGCCGGAAGAAGGACAATGCGCCTTATTCAGTCATCAGACCTGTGCGCAGCCCACAAGATGCCCTGAATAAGCGTATGTCCAAGGCAATACACGTCATTTCCACCAACCAGGTGATCGCTGAGGCGGATGCCTTCGATGACAACGTGATGACTGCAGAAGAAGCGCGGGATGAATTGCTGGCTCCTGATGCGTTTGTTTTGCTGGCAAAAGGCGGATTGGAGAAGCTGAAAACGCACCGTGAGAACGATGTGGCGCAAGGCAATTTGCAGTTGGCGCAAGCCGACCGCGAGATTATCCGCAATGCTTCTGGAGTGACCAGCGAGAACCTTGGCCGTGACACCAATGCGACATCTGGCATTGCCATCCAACGCAAGTCAGAGCAGGGCAGTCAACAAACTGCCGAGATTTTTGACAACATGCTGTTCTCGCGCCAGATGGAAGGTGAAATCAAGCTCAGCCTGATTGAACAGTATTACAACGAAGCCAAGACATTCAGCATTACCGGTGAGCGCAAGAAACGGGAATATGTCCGCATCAATCAGAAAGACCCGGTAACAGGACAATTGCTGAATGACATGACGGCACGCAAGGCGATGTTCGTCATAGGCGAGAATGCCTGGAAGCAGACGCTGCAGCAGGCAGCTTTTGAGTCATTGATGCAATTGCTGACACAGTTGGCGCCTACTGCCCCGCAAGTCGTGACAGCCTTGCTGGATACTGTCTTTGAACTCGCTGACCTGCCCAACAAGAAACTGGTCATCCAGCGCATACGCCAAATCACTGGCATGACAGACCCAGACGAGCCACCTACACCTGAGCAACAGCAGGCGCAGCAACAGCAACAGGCTCTGCAGCAGGCTCAAATCGAAGCGCAAATGGCGCAGGCCAAGGCCGATATCGTCAAGGCAAATGCCCAGGGTGAACAGATAGATGCTGATCGCCTGAAGAAGACAATCGAGGCAGTGTATGTGGCGATGCAAGCCAGTCAAACCATTGCGCAAGTGCCAGGAGTGACCCCGGTTGCGGACGAGCTATTGAAGTCTGTAGGATTTAGGGATCAAAACCCAGGCATGCCGCAAGCGCCTGAAATGGTACCTGTACCAGTTGATCAACCGCCTCAAGCAATGCCGCCAGCACCCTTGCAAGCTGATGGTGCTGCCACTGGAATTGAAACGATGACCCCGACAGACAATATTCAAGGAGCAGGATGATGGTAAAGAAAACAAGCGCGATTCTTCCAAAAACAATTCCAGTCGAGCCAGCAGATGAAACCACGGAAGAAGTGAAAAGCCAGGCGGAGTTTGAGCCTATTGATCGTCTGGACCGCGTCCGAGCTCTGAAAGAAGCACCTGCTGATGCCGTGACAGCGCAAATGCTGGGTGGTATCGAGTACTTCAAGGATGCCGATGGCCGGACTATGCGCGTTTGCGTCGCTGATGGCGAGCTGTGCAAGCAGGAAATCAACCAAACCAACTAAACAACTCGCAGGAGCGAAATTACTATGTCGCACGGATATACAGAAGACGAATTGAAATTCCTCACAGCAGAGGAAATTGCTGCACTCGACGACGACGCTGGCGATGACGTTGATGTCGCCAAAGGCAATGCTGATGGTGATGACGACAAAAACGACACCAATGATGATGCAGACAAGGGCGCAGCCACGGCTGAAAAGAAGCCTGAAGATGAACCCAAGCCAGATGCCAAGGTAGAAGATACCGCAAAGCCTGAAGCTGATGACAAGCAAGAGTCAATTCCTGCTGACCGCACAAAGCCGCTCTACAAGTCTGATGCTGAAATAGCAGATTCAAAAGCCAAGCGCGAAGAACTCACAGGCGAAAAAGCCACCGCCCTGGCAAAATTGATTGAAGGTGAAATCACTGCCGCTGAATATTCGGCCATTGATACCAGGGTACAAGGCGAAATTAGCAAGCTGGATCGCGCTGAAACGAAGGCGGAAACAAAAGCTGAAGTCGCTGCCGAAATGACGCAACAGCAGTTGCACCGTGAGTGGGATCGTGAAGTCATTGCCTTGACCAAACAAGCGAAAGTGGAAGGTATTGACTATTCTGACGAGAAACTTGGTAAGGAATTTGACACCTTGGTGCGAGTTTTTGGGCAGGAGGCGATAGCCAATGGCATGCCGGACGATAACCTGGTCGCGTCCAAGTGGGCTTTGGCTCAAGCGCATAGCACCATGAAAATGCGTCATGGTATTGCCGCTCAGGCACAGCCTGCAGCAGCGCCGGCAGAGCCGCAAAGCAAGAACGAGCCACGTCACAACGTCAAAACACTGGGCGCGCTGCCAGTGGCTGACTCGCAGAAGGTCGATAACGATCCGATCGCACGTTTTGCCACGCTGGAAGGCGAAGACCTGGAACGCGCAATCGCCAAGATGTCGCCTGACGAAATCGAACGCATGCTGGCAGGAACATAAGTATGACCCAGCAGCACGGCATGTCCGTGGACGTTAAAGTCGGCCAAGCCATTGATATCGACAACGGCAGAATACGCATCGTTGTCGAGCATAAAGAAGGAAAGCGAGCCCGGTTACGTATTGTTGCTGACAAGAGCATAATCGTGACTAGGCCGCAAGAGATTGCGACTAACAAAATCGCATAAGTAACCAGGGGTAGCCTGGGTTAAATGATTGACACGCAGGAGTGTGTCGTAATTTTCCATGAAAGGAAAACTATGTCACGCACTTCTATTCTGCCTTCCGATCCGGCGGCAGTGAAAGTATGGTCTGCAAAGATCGCAGTTGAAGCTCAGAAGAAATCCTTCTGGACAAAAATGACAGGTGGCGAAGATGCTGCCATGCCTGTTGTCATCAAGTCAGACCTCGAATCTGGTCCTGGTGATGAAGTCACTACCACTCTGATCGCCAAGTTGCGCGGCAAGCCTATCGAGGGCGACGAAAAAGGCGAAGGTCGTGAGCAAAGACTGTCTCACTATACGCATAAAATGCGTATCGATAAGAGCCGGCAGTTGGTCAACGTCGGCGATGTTATGTCACAAAAACGTGTTCGCCAGGATATCGCCAAGCAAGCGCGTGCCCGTCTGTCGGACTACATGGCTGAAGTTCAAGATGAACTGATTCATATGTATGCCTGCGGTGCGCGCGGCGTGGGTGACGAAATTCAGCATTATCCAAATAACTGGACAGGTTTCCCCAATCCTTTGACAGTGCCAGATGCAGCCCATCTGCAAGTCGGTGATGGTCTGACAAAAGCCACTTTGGTAGATGGTGGCGCAACTTCCAAAATGAGCACAGCGGTGATTGACCGTGCCCTTGTTCGTGCCTCGAAAATGTTTTCCCTCGAAGGCAAGAAAGGCGCTCGCATGGAGCCGGTCAGCGTGGAAACGCCAAACAGCGGTTCCGATAAGTGCTTTGTGCTCTTGACCTCTCCAGAATCAATGTATGACTTGCGTCGTGAAGTTGGTGACGCAGGCTGGTTGACGCTGGAAAAAGCAAAGGCGGCTGCAGTTGGTGCGAAGTCCCCCATCTTCCAGGGTGGTGATGCCTACTATAACGGCGCATTGGTGACGAAGCATGAAACCTGCGTGAAATTCAACGATTACGGTGCCGGTGGCAATGTCAACGCCGTTCGAAATTTGTTCCTGGGTGCCCATGCAGTGGCCGTTGCACATGGCATGAAGGGGCAAAAAGGTAATGTTCGCTATGAGCTGTCTGAATCATCTGTGGATCATGGCGAAGAAAGCGTGATCGTTGTTCGCATGATCGCTGGCTTTGACAAGACCCGCTACAACAACATGGATTTCGGTGTGCAGTCCATCGACACCGCTTACACAACCATCGACTAATCACATTTATCTGCACCTCGTTCGGGTACTCAATCCCGAACAGGTTTGGAAACTCACGTTCTGAGGAAAATCATGTCTCTGAAACAATCCATTCAAATCGCGAACAATTATCCGGCGATTAACGCCAGTGGTTATGAACCCATCGTTATCTTTGGGGACTACATCACCGTTGCCGGTCTGGCTGCCAATGACGTTATCGAAATGACGATTTTGCCATGCGGATACGTGGTAACTGGCCTGAAACTCACTTGCGACGACCTCGACACTGGCGCTGCCATCACATTGGACTGCGGTCTGGTAAGTGGTAAAGCCGGCCTGGTCGACAATGCGCGCACATGCGGCAATGAAGCATTTGCTGCCAGTACCATCGGCCAGACCGGTGGCATACAGGCGGAAAACAAAGTTTCGCTCCTGAATGCCGCGCCAAGTGCTGTTGAGCAAAGCTTAGGTCTGAAAATAGGTGTTGCTGCTGCTGGCCTGGTGGTCGGCGCGAAAATCCGTCTGACGGTCTTCGCACGTCCTGCATTGCACGGTGCATAAACAAGGGTAGGAAAAGCGAACGCAAGAGTGTTCTGCCTGGGGCCTTAACTCTCACTGCAGAAAAAACAGTGGATTCAAAAGCCCCAGGCACTAATGCACTGAAATCTATTGCTGAACAGGCAGGTTTGACCAATGTTGTGCAAGCCCTGAAAGCCATTGCCGTAGCAAAAGCGACCACTGAAGCACAAGCAACTACTGAAATAGAAGAAAGCCCGGTAGTGCCGCGCCCGAGGTCTGTTGATGCCATGAGCCATGTGCAGCTTAAGGAATATGCCGCTGAAATTGGCATCCAACAGCGTGATATTGATGGCCTGACCGAAGACAGATTGCGGCAGAACTGTAAAGCACGCATTTTCACGTCAATGGAAGACGAATGATATTGGCATCCGCACTCATTCGACAGGCCCAGGGTATCGCTCAGGATCTGTCTACATACCGCTGGACCACTGCTGAGTGGTTGGACTATCTGAATGATGCACAAATTCAGATTGTTCAGCTACGGCCAGACATGAGTGTGGCAAATAGAAGTGTGGCTCTAACACCTGGCTGGAAGCAGGCAATACCTGCGGATGGCCTGAGATTACTCGCAGTCGAGGCTAATACATCAGGCAGAGCGATCAAATTGATCAGTACAGAAAAACTCAATGCATTCGCTCCCGCGTGGCGCGTAGAGAAACAAGCAGATGTCATCAAGCATTACATGGTTGACCAGCGCGACCCGACCCGATTCAGCGTCTACCCGCCGGCAAGCAGCAAAGCCAGTGTTGAATGCCTATTTTCTGTCATGCCGACCAGGTGCGATACAGAAAATTCACCGATATTTGCAGACATCGTAACAAATCAGATCCTGGACTGGATGTTGTTCCGTGCCTATTCCAAGGACGACGAATTTGCAGACGTGGCTGAGAAGCGCAGCTTTTATCAAAACAGTTTCCTGACAGCGCTGGGTGCCAAGACGCAAACTGATCTGGCATTTGATGCCACGAAGTCGCAGCCAGCCTTGATCAAGCCAGGGGTGAGATAGCCATGCAGACATGGGAAAGCCTTTACCGCGACGTTTCACCCTACGTATCAGGCTGCTCTGAACTGGAGCTGGATCATGCACTTTTACGAGCTGCACAGCATTTTTTCAGCCGTACTCGTGTGTGGACACTGTGGCTCGATGAAATCAACACGTCTGCCGGCCTTATGGAATATGACTTGAATCTTGAATCGAAGTCTGAGCTGGTGCGGATTGAGCGTGCAACGTTGAACGCACAACGTTTAACCATTCAAGCTGAAGGCCAATTACCTGACAACTGGCGTGAGTACCCTAACCAGGCGGGTGTTTGCCAGAGCATTCATACAACTGATCGCAAAACGGTCGTCTTGCTGCCACCGCCAGGTGACGGTTTGTTGCTGCAAATTCAGGCTTGTCTCAAACCAAGCAACAACGCAGTGGGTATTGAAAACCGGTTCTATGACCAATACGCGCTGGCGATAGCGACAGGTGCCAAATCGATGCTGATGCTTCAGCCGGGCATGCCGTTTTCAAACCCAAGCGAAGGATTGCGTCTCGAAAGCGAGTTCAACGGAAAGATGGCGGCGATATCGATACAGAACGCACGGGGATTTTCTTCACATAGGCCGCGTCAGCGTGGCCGCTACTTTTAACAACGGGGGCACAATGCCAGCATCAAATTATTTAAAAGGTAAGGTCATCGACGGGACCGTCCGCGGCATAAGCTTTGCCGCTCCAGCCACTGTGTATGTATCACTGCATACGGCTGATCCAACTGCCAATGCCACGCCAGCAACTGAAATCTCAGCAGGGTGGTATGCGCGCCAGGCAACGGCTTTTGCCGCGCAGTCCACCGCAGGCCAGACAAGTAACTCGGGCACTGTCACTTATAACGGTGTCTCTGGCAGCCCGGTAACAGCAACGAATTTCGCAGTGTGGGACGCTGCGACACTGGGCAACATGCTGTATTACGCGCCATTGTCCGCACCCAAGACGTTCGCTGTTACTGACGTTCCGACCTGGTTGCCAGGGACTTTGACAGTGACCGCGACCTAAGCAGAGTCATGAACGGCCAGACGCTCAATGCCGCTGCCTTAAACAGCGTTGTTCCTTTAGCTCAGAGGGTATTTATACCGTCTTCCAGTGCGGGCATCGCATTTACGGTCTTTGAGCGCGCTTCTGTTTCCATGGCGGGTGCCACAGGTGTAACCATGGACGCAGTTGGTGATGTCGCGAAAGTAGCATTGCTGGCAGCTTCTTCAACGGGGATCGCTTTTACTGCAGCCGGTGAGTTGGCCGTAATGCGTCGGGTGGCAATTGACAATATCTCAGCCGGAATCGCTTTTGGTTTGACTGGGCTGTTGAATGCCGATGCTTATATGCCAAATGCGTCGGTATCTATGGCAATGGGAGCGACTGGCACGCTGACCAACTATGCACAAATGCAAGGCAATACTGGTATCGCGCTAGAAGGCGCAGCTCCTGCACCGGGAGCAATCCAGTATTTACAAGGTGATAGCACCATTTTACTGAGTAGCGGTGGTGAATTGAGTTCGCTCAAACCCATTGCGCCATCTTCCACGGGTGTGGCATTCAGTTTGTCCGGGCAAGTAGGCAATCCTATACGGCTTTCGGGTGTCGTAAGTATTGCTTTTTATCTCGACGGAACCCTGTCGATCAACCCCAATGCCCGCGATGCTGATGACAAGGTAGCCGTGCGTCCATATCAAAACAGAACCGTATCGAGATAATGGCAATTTTAGAAAAATTCACTAAACAGCCGATTGAGGTGGAAATTTATGCCATCCAATTTGCGGCAGACATGGCTGCCACGGACAGTATTACGTCGGGGCACCAGGTTGTCACGCATAACGGGAAGTCGAAAGGACTGATGGTCCTTTTTGCGCCCTACACGGCGACGGCGGCGGATGACCGCAAGACTTTGCGGACCAATTCTTCAGTCACGCTGCCAGCGGATGCAGCGGACGGATACACGCTGTATGTCGGGAATACCAATCAATCTGCAGCGATATCTGTAGGAGCGACAAACATACCGGCGCGTGGCTCTTCAATTCTGGTTCGCTCTGCCGGGAACTGGATCGTAGAGGCGAGTGCCACCGGCATTATCGTGGCTGCTCCTGGCGACCAGCGGATACGGATCGTCTTCGTTGGCGGGCTGGATGGGAATAGCTACAAGGCGGAGCTCACCGCGATTACCAGCGAAGGCCGGACTATGCAAGACGAGCTGATCATCAAAGTAAGGGAATCTTGATATGCAATTATTCAGCAACAATGCTCAGTCGACCCTAGCAGTCGCCATCACCAATGTGGCCACTAGCCTGACTGTCGCTAATGGAGAAGGCAGCCGCTTCCCCAACCCTACGGGAGGCGACTACTTTATAGCCACCCTGTATAAACTCAGCGGCATAACCGAATCGACCATCGAAATTGTCAAGTGCACGGCTAGGTCTGGCGATGTGTTGACGATCGTCCGTGCCCAGGAGGGCAGTGCAGCAGCCTCCTATGCGAGCGGTGACAATATTGCCTTGCGTTTGACTGCGGGTGCAATGTCGACTGATTCGATTTCAGAAGGTGCAACCAATAAATATTTTTCGGCGGCAAGAGTATTGTCAGTAGTTTTGACTGGTTTGAATATCGCCACGAACCAGGCCGTTACTGCTGCCGATACGGTGTTGCAGGCCATCGGTTACTTGCAAAAGCAAATCTCAGATGCTGTCACGAGCTTAGCAGGCAAGCAAAGCACCTTAGTGTCCGGCACAAGTATAAAGACGGTGAATAGCAATAGTTTGCTTGGTAGCGGTGACGTTGCTGTTGGATATGCAAATATCCCTCAAAATAGCCAGAGCGCAGCATATACGCTGGTTTTGAACGACGCAAACAAGCACATTTTGCACCCCACATCTGACAACACCGCACGGACATTTACTATTCCAGCCAACAGCTCTGTGGCGTTTCCTATTGGTACGGCTCTTACTTTCGTCAATCAGGCTTCAGCGGGAGTTGTAACAATAGCGATTACCTCGGACGTAATGCGTATTGCAGGAGCAGGAACGACTGGCAGCCGGACTCTCGCAGCAAATGGTCTGGCGACTGCCCTGAAGATAACTTCAACTGAATGGATTATATCGGGCGTGGGGTTGACATAATGGGCGCGCTACAACAGTTTTTCTTGTCGGTTGCCTCGGCATTATTGCCAAAAACATGGACTCCTCGCGACACCAGTAGGGACTGGCATCGTGTTGCATCGTCTGGTGATGGGGTAAAACTGATCGCTGCATTAAATGTAGGAAGAATATACCTCTCTGCAGATTCTGGTGTCACATGGACAATTAATTCATCCACACCATTTGCAAACTGGTATGGCGTGGCATCGTCAAACGACGGCACTAAATTAGTTGCTTGTGCGTATGGCGGGCAAATTTATACTTCTACGGACTCAGGTTCAACATGGAATGCACGCGATTCTGCGCGCAATTGGACTTCAATTGCGTCGTCAAGCGACGGGGCTAAATTAGTCGCATGTGAGAGAGGAGGGCAACTCTACGTGTCTACAAATTCAGGTGTCACGTGGAATCCTAAAGATTCGAATAGGGACTGGAGTTCAGTTGCATCATCGAGCGATGGGGTGAAGTTAGTCGCCTGCGTGCATGGAGGGCAAATTTACACTTCCACAGATTCCGGAGCCACCTGGGCTGCACGGGACTCCATACGGAACTGGGGCTCCGTCGCTTCTTCGAGCGATGGCACCAAATTGGCCGCGTGTGGTGACGGTGAGTATCTTTACATATCTAACGACTCAGGAGCAACATGGAATCCAAGAGATTCAATTAGAAGGTGGTTTTGCGTAGCATCGTCAAGTGATGGAAATAATATAGCTGCCTGCGTGCGTGACGGGAAACTATATACGTCTGTAGATTCTGGGCTAACGCCAATCGCATCAGATTCTAATCGGAACTGGTTCTCTGTTTGTTCTTCAAGTGACGGTGCCAAGCTGGTCGCCTGTGACTATGGTGGACGAATCTACACTTCTCCTTAAGGTGTATTAATGGAATACATTCAGATCAACGCGGATGGAAGTTTTGGCCGCATTTTGGAAACCAATATACCCATTGAATGGGATGCATCGCACTATTGCGAAGTATCTAAGCTTACGCCCGAAGAAACAAGTCTGTTTAGAGTGACGACAACTGTTGAAGTGGCAAAGCCAACAGTGAGTTTTGATAAAACAGTTGTGCGCGATGGGGCCATCAACGTAGGCGGATTGTGGCTTCAGAAATGGAAAATTTTAGCTAAGTCAGAATCTGAAATAGCAGAAGTCAGAAACTCCATCATTGAGTTAAAAACAAATTTGATCAAGGCTGAAAGAGACCGCCGTAAATTCAACGGTGTCAAGGTCAACGGGAAATGGATACACACCGACACCTACTCGCGTACGCAGTGGATGGCACTGATTATGGACCGGATGCTGCTTGGCGTCGCGATGCAGCCGATTCCATGGACGACTATGGACGGTAGCATCGTGCCAACCACCATAGAGCTTGCCACCGCTGTTTTCACCGCCACGAAAACACTGGATGTTCTCGCATTTTCGCGAGCAGCCTTCCATATCGCACAGGTTGAGGCGTCGGCAGACCCAGCAGGCTATGACTTCTCGGCAGGCTGGCCCGAAACATTTGGAGAGTAAGCATGGCATTCAGGGCAGCGTTTTACAAGGGAGTGCGGCCAGGTGTCCCGGGTATCTATAACCGTTGTGTGCGCTGGTGGACACGCGGGCCATACAGTCATTGTGAGCTTGTTTTCAGTTCTGGAGTGTCTGCTTCTGCCTCATACATGGATGGCGGCGTACGCTTTAAGTGGATTGAATACGATCCCACACACTGGGATTTCATTTATCTGCCCGCACATTTTGAACCTCATGCGCTGGCCGTTTTCGAGAAAAAGCAGGGTGATAGATATGACCTTCTCGGTAATGTACATTTCGTCATATCTGCTGTGGGGGATGACGACGGTAAGTCTTTCTGTTCTGAGATTCTTGGCGAGGCGCTTGGATTATTGGAGCCGTACAGATTTTCACCAAATGCGCTTAGCGTAATTCTCAAGTCCATGTTCCCGCAGCTTCAGCCGGCTTAACGCTAATCAACTACGGGCAAGGACTATGAGCGATACAAGAAAACTAATCCTCGACAATATCGGGCATCTGCTGACGCTGATCAGTTTAATCGTGTCAGGCGTGGCTATGTGGCAGGCCATGGATAAACGGGTCCTGGTACTGGAAGAAGCGAGGGCGGCACAACGAGTCATCGATACTCGCCAGGACAATGAAATTGTCGAAAATAAGAAGACCGTTCGGGAAGATCTGAAGGAAATCAACAACAAGCTGGATCGTTTAATTGAGAGGAAATAATGAAAAACAGTCGTGACTTAGCGGACTTGCTGCCGGTCGTGGCAGCCAAGGCATCTGCATTTGTCGGTGCGTGCAAGAAGGCAGGAATCGACGTGCTGATCACTTCCACCCTGCGTGACAACGAAGCACAAGCCGCTTTGTATGCTCAGGGACGAACAGCACCAGGCAAGATCGTGACAAAAGCAAAGGCTGGCCAGTCCTGGCACAACTATGGGTGCGCTTTTGACTTTGTGCCTATCGTCAATGGCAAGGCGCAATGGGATGACACCCGCACGTTTGAACGTTGCGGTGTGATTGCCGAAAGTGTCGGGTTGGAGTGGGCAGGACGCTGGAAGAGTTTTAAAGAACTGGCACATTGCCAGTACACCGGTGGTTTAACCCTGGCTGATTTGCAGGCAGGTAAAAAGATTCAATAGCGAAAGGAAGCATCATGGCACTCGATCCTCTCAGCGCGGTACTGGATATCGGCGGCAAGGTCATTGACCGTTTGTGGCCAGACCCGGCTCAGGCAGCCAGTGCGAAACTGGAACTGATCAAGCTACAGCAGTCTGGCGAACTTGCGCAGATTGCAGGGCAGATGGAAATCAACAAGGTCGAAGCTGCCAGCTCCAGCACGTTTGTTGCTGGCTGGAGACCGTTCATTGGCTGGGTGTGCGGTGCTGCCTTTGCGTACAAGTTTGTCCTGGCTCCCATAGGTGCATTTGTGCTGGCTGCAGCTGGCCATCCTATCGTTATGCCAGTGCTGGACTTTACAGAAATGTCTTCTGTTTTACTGGGTATGTTGGGCCTTGGTGGTATGCGCACCCTGGAAAAGATCAAGGGCGCAGAAAGTAACCGGTAAATATGGCTGTTATTCAGATACGTGGCTTCGGAGGCATGGCACCAAGCGCCGAGCCTCACGACCTGATGGACAACATTGCGGTGCATGCGAAAAATGTGGATACACGTTTCAGCAGCTTGCGGCAGTTCTATCAGCCTGCGACTGTTGGAAGTGCGGGCCCAGGGCAGACACTGTACAAGTTCGCCAACTCGTCCACGTTCATGACGCGTAGTGGTGACGTGAACTTTGTGCGCGGGCAAATCCCCAACGACAGCACAGAACGCACTTATTACACAGGTGATGGTGCGCCCAAAGTCACTGACGCAAGTATGACGGTGCGCCAGCTCGGCGTGCCTAAACCAGCGGCCGCACCAGTCGTCACTATCGTCAAGGAAGTGTCATTCACAACGGATGATGCTCTGGCGGCCAAGAAAAAAGCACCAACGACCATCACCAATGCCGTGCGCGATGCCATTAGCTGGCAATACAAAGGCCTGGCTGATGCTGATTTGGCTGACTTGCATGCCGTTCCAGAACGTCCGTGGGAATTCGACGTGATCCGGGGCGGACGCATAGAAAATGGTGGATTTATTCCAAATACCCCAAGCGATGTGAATTTGATGTCGGCTGATCTCAAGTACCGCTCTGACGCGGTCGGCCTGTATGTTGGTTTGTTTGTGCGCGCGGGGGTGTGGATTCTGGATAAATCGAAACTGACTACTTCCCTAACTGCAATTCCATCCCCAGACACGACGGCAAAAGAGGGGACAAAGCTTTTCACTCATGAGCAAGTAACTGATTTTGTTGACGCTGTGGAGACTTATTTCACATCGCGAGACAAAGAAATTGTCCCAATTGTTGCCAAAATCAAGGCGGCAAAGCGGTCGTTTGTTGATTTGGTGGTGAACCCTACGACCGTGACCAGTGCCACGAAGGGGACGGTAGATAGTTATTACACAAAATCCGAAACAGTCGCAGCGCTTGATGCGGCTATTGCCTCTGCCGCGCTGGATGTGGTGCGCCGTGCGGATAGCTGGCAAGTCAATCGAGGGCTATCAGTTGGCCAGGCCACGACAACGATCACCGGCTTTATAGTCAAGCAGTCAGACGGCAGCAAGACCGTCAACGTGCCGGCCATGAAAACCTGGCTCGCCGCTGAGTTGCTGGCACCATCACCAGATGCGCGCAGGGACGCCAGCGAAATTGCTGCCGCATCCAGCGAGATCTGTGAGCAGCTCGTTACCGAAGTCGCCAAATTACGCATGCCCATATCCGGCGTGGCTGATTTGGGATCTTCAGCATTGAGTAGCATTACTGGTGTGGGCGGAAACAACGTTACTCAAACCATGATAGCCCTGCAGAGTGAACTGGAAAGCCTGGTCAAGTCTATCGAAGCCATGTCTAAAACCCTGCTCGATGGCACTGAAAAGAAAATTGCAGCCCTGTTCGAAGGCGATATGGGTGGTGCCATGCCAGAAGGCGAAATTCCTATTGTCACTGCGCGGGCTTACGTTTTTACCGAGGTCACTGACTGGGGCGAAGAGTCTGCTCCGTCCCCTGTGTCCAACATCATTGAACTTGATCAGAACGATACCAGCAAGCTTGTTCTGCCAGGTGCGCCAGGCGGGCGCAATATCACCAAGCGCCGTGTGTACAGAAGTGCATCAGGATCGAACACTTCGGCATTTCTGTTGCTGGGGGAATACCCAGCAGAGAAGGTCAACATTGACGACAAAGTGCCAGGAACGCAGCTCAATGAGCCTTGCCCAACATTCGGCTGGGATGAGCCACTTGAAGACTTAAAGGGGCTTGTGGGCATGCCAAACGGCATTATGCTGGGCTTTACCGATGCCACCTTGCATGCCTGCGAGCCGTACGCACCTTACGCCTGGCCAGCTAAATACGATATCCCGCTGGAGTATCCCATTGTTGGCATTGCTGTTGCCGGGCAAACGGCGGTGGTCACCACAACGGGTGTGCCTTACCTGGTAACTGGCGTCGATTCTGGCAGTCTGTCTGCTGAGAAACTGCCGCGCAACCAGTCCTGCGTATCCAAGCGCTCGATGGTGGCAATCGGTGGCTCGGTCATCTATGCATCACCTGACGGCCTGGTTGCCGTGGAAGGTGGGGACGCTCAGGTATTCACTGGTGACATGATATCGAAGGCAGATTGGAATAAATACAATCCGTCCAGCATGTTCGCGGCTGAATATGATGGCCGCTACCATGCGTTTTACACCAACCTTTCTGGTCAACGTGGCTGCCTGGTGTTTGACCTGGCAAACAAGACGCTGGTGGAACATGGCGGCATGGCTGACGCTGCGTACTCGGACAAGTCAACAGATACGCTGTTTGTGCTGTCTGGATCAAGTATCAATGATTTTATTCCGACCACTGGCCCCCGGATGACTTCAGTCTGGAAGTCCAAGATATTCAGATTCAGCAAGCATGCGCCACTGGCATGGCTGCACGTCAATGCCCAGCCAGGTACGGTGAAAGTCGATATCTATGCCGAGGATGTCTTGTGGTGCACCAGGGTGATGACGGATAAGAAGCCGGTGCGCTTGCCACCTGGCCGCTACCGCGAATTTCAAATCGTCATCACCACGGATGTATGGGTGAATAGCGTTGTTTTGACTTCGACCACAGAAGAATTGAAGGCAGTACAGTAATGGCGACACCTATCGACAGCGAAAAAAACGCTCCATCTGGCGAAGCTCCGAATCTTCCATCTATACCCACAGTATCAGAAGGATCTTTGGTTAGTGCTGTCAACAAGATCAAGGAAATACTGGAAACCAGGGAAGGGCGACGGGGTTCCAAGTACGAAAAAGTGGTGACCTGGCGTGACCTCTGGAATGTCGGCCTGATTGCTTTTGACCGTGGTGGTAACTGGATATTTAATCAGGCGGACGGAGCGGTACAAGGCACAACCATCATCAATGGTGGCCAGGGCATGCGCTCAACGCTCGAAACCCAAATCCGAAACTCGCGAGCATTCAAGGAACTTTTTCAGCGCATCAATAGCCCAGAAAGCCTTGCCGAATTTCCAGATGAAGTACGCGCAGCGCTCTCA